TGCACAATCATGTTTCACTGCTGCTTTTACGTTCTTTGCATTTAGGTCTTTTGCTTCACCAATTGAAACTGTGCCTTTAGAAACACCTTTTCTTTTCACAACATGAAGCACGCCATCAGCATCACGAATTGTTTCTACAGATTCTGGGCCTTTGTCTGCACGAGTTGTTGATGGATCACGCATTTCTTGCACTCTTCCGCCAAGTGAAATCTTTGGTTTTGGTTTCGGAGCAGGTTCACCCTTTACAGCAGATGTGAATGAAGCATGAGAAGATGCTAGACGCTTTTCAAATGTTTCTTTATCAGACGGTCTCATACCAGAATGCATGTCAAGCGCTTTCTTTACATGAGCAGGATTCAATACATGTCTTGAGTTATCATTGAACTCAACTTTCTTCTCACTGCCACGTAGGTTTTCTGATTTGCGTAGCTGAATGATAATGTGCTCACGACCACCTTCTTCGTCATCTGAACCTGCAGGCTTTGATGATCCATCCTTGCGAGGACGGCCACGCTTTGCTTCGTCTAGTTCAAGTGATTCTTTTCTAAGTTTAGAAAGTGCAATCAGTGCTCTAGCAGATTTAGTTGTTTTTCTCAAAACATTGCTAGGTGTTTTCTTGCCTAGTGCGGAATTGATGTTGGTTTTTGTTTCATCAGACATCTTTTCGTCTAGTTCAGCTTCTTCTTTAACAGTTGCAGGAACTTTTGCTTTGAAATTATAAAATTTATTGAAAGCTAACTTAATGCCCTGTTCTCTATTAGTGCGCTTGCGAAGTTTATCAGGATCAGCAGGTTGATTTCCTTTAACTTGTTTCTGTGCTTTTTGACCATATGAAACTAATGTAGATGTAGAAATCTCATCAATCTGCTCAGCGTCTTCTTTAACCATTCCTTTATGGACTACCTTGTCTACAGAGTATCCCATCTTTTTACCAAAGGCAGCATATTTACGTTGAGTGGCGAAGATAGCAGAATGCTTGTCTTTTGCATCAACTTCATCTTGATACTTACGCTCTTCACCCTTGCCTGTTACAACATGGATGTCCATCTTATGCTTTGTTGGTTTGCTCTTATCAGTTTGTCTAACAGCAAATCTCTTTGAGCTAATGCCGTGAATTTCTTTGTGTGCTCTTTCAGTGCCAGATTTCTTTTTTGACGCTAAGCTCTGCATTGCACTGCTAGCTTCATCTACATACTCAACTTCTTCAGCACTGTAACCTAGTTTTGCATAGTGTTTTTTCTTAACATACTCTAGAGCCTTATCTCTAGGGTCTGTGTCCATATCTTGGAGGTGCCTTCTTAATGCACCCATATTATGATCTTTCATATGCTTAGCAGCTGTATGTAGATCATCTGTGTCAAGACGTCCATGCTCATCAGCATACTTTGCTAAAGCAGCATGATCGCCGATAGCTTCATCGAGATTAATTTCTTCGTTTCTCAATTTGCTTTGAATAGGATATTTGCCTTGCTTATACATAGAAGCTTTAAATGCTTTGTTTTTTGCTGGTACTAGTTTAGCAGCATCTTTCTGCTTCTTAGTCAATGTTGACTGGTATTCGCCTTCATACTCATCAGCAGCTTCAGCAACCTTCTTTGCGGATGCAGTTGCGATAGCCATCTTCTTTGACATATCCATCTTTGGATTTTCACGGCCCATTGCTTTTGCAATCTGTTCACGCTTCTTCATTTCGCCAGGTGTGAGAGTTCTTTCGCCAACAAGCTTTCTTGTTGTCGCTTTGTCATCAACACCCATGCCAGCACGCATCTTTGAGTATTCTGATTTGTGATCTTTTGCATCAACGCCAAGATCTTTCTTTGCCATTCTGTCTTGGATGCCTTTGTAGATCGCATGTTTCTTAGGATCTTTAAAATCACCCTTAGCATTGAACATCTTTGCAAGATGAGGAGGAAGTGTTGATTCCTTCATCTTTTCTTTCTTTTCGTTGTCACGTCTTTTTAGTTCTGCTTCACCACGTTCTGCAGATGCCTTTGATCTTGGATCTTTTTGACCATAGTGCTTATGCAACTGTGTTAATGCTTCAAGTGTCTTTCTATCAATCTTTGTTAGATCTGCTTCATCAAGATGCTCAAGGTCTTCTTTGGTCATTCTCTTTTGAAGATTCTGAAGACCGTCTAATCTATTTTTGAATTTTCTTTCAGTTTCTGGATTGTTAGCAATTTCATGAGGAGCGGTCTTTGTCATAACCTTGCCAGCCTTCATAACGTAACCAATCTTTTTGATAGGCGATTTTTTGATGCCGGTCAATTCATCAAGATTTTCAACTTCTTCTGTTGTAAGACCCTTGTCATAAGCAGCAACGTCTGCACCTTTTTCATATGATGCTGTTGGCGGATCATATCTACGATCACCGCCATTGAACACGTGATCTTGATCAGTCACACCTGGAACTAAGTTCTTATAATTGACAGGATTGTGCATGTGCTTAAATCTTTGTTCACCTTCTGAGCGAGGATCAAAAGGTTGCACGGGTTCTTTTACGTCTTCTCTATTAAATGACTTAAACGTTCTCATCATGGGTTCCTTCGCCTGAATCTAATTCTTCTGTGTCTTCGTATGAGGAATTATCATCGACTTCTTCCATTGTCTCACCGTTTGTTGCGCCAAACATGCTAGATGCATAGTCGACTCTCATTGCATCGATCTGATCTGCAATACGGTCAGTCATCACTGTGTCGAGAGACGCTTTCAAGTTAACTGCGTCTTTATCCCAAGCATATGCCATAATATCTGATACAGAAGTCATTAGTTCCTCCAATAATTTGATTTGTTCATTATATTTATCAATTAATATGCCTGACCTTTGCCAGTAACAACACCACTACCAACAGCAGTATTTTGCTGTGGTTGTTCTCCTGGTTGCTGTTGCTGTTGCATATCATTTTGAGTATCTGGACGATTAGCAATAGGTGCAGGTGCTTGATCCATTCCTTCAGGAGTAGGTGCTATCATGGGCACTTTTTCTTCACCCATTTCATCCATCATCTCAGCAATTTCTTCTTCTGATTGATGTAATACATTCTTACGAACCCATAAATCAGAATAGTAACGACCAACATAGGGCATTATTTGATTAAGTGTATTGATACGATTCTGTAGTACTTCTGCTTCTTTAAATTCTTCAAAGTGATTGTCGATTGTGAAGTCAAAGTTGATTTGATTCTTTAGTTCAGGCCAATCTGCTTCTGCAACAACACCTTTAAGCACCAATTGTTTCTCAAGTGCTTTCAAGAATATTTGTGAGAAGCGACGTCTTAAGCGACCAACAAACTTTGTGAATTTAACTTCATCTCTAGAAATTTCTGCAGCACGACCAAGATTAAATCCTGAACTGCCAGAATCAAGACGAGACACCGGAACATTCAATGACTGATAAAGTTTCTTTTGGAAGTAAAGAACATCATCCATCTGCCCAAGGTTTTGTCCGCCAGGCAATGTTGTAATTTCTGTTCCTCTGTTACCTTCACGGCGAGGCAACCAATAATCCTCAAGCATAGTCATATACTTGCGGTCGTCTTTTACTTCGCCTGTTGTTGCATCATAGACAACACGATTCTTATGGCGAACCATCATGTCTCTTAGATATTGTTCTGCCTTTACCTTAGGCAAGTTGCCAACATCAATATAGAAGATACGGCGTTCTGGTGCTCTAGAAATACGATAGATAACAGTCGCATCTTCAAGCATTCTTAACTGATTGAGTGGTTTGATTGCTTTCTGAATGTATGAATAAACCATCTGGTTATTCTTGTCCATCAATCCAGATGTAATGTGCAGGATAGAGTCAACTGAAATTCTCAAACCGCCAGTCGCATTGTTGTCTTGTGCAAGCGCAACACCTGCTCCTGCAATGTTGAAAGCACGATCATTATAGACATAATACTCACGCTTTACTTGCTGAACAATGATAGGACCTTTAGGTGTTTTCTTTACTTCACGAACCTTACGAATCTTGCGTGGGTCTAGGTATCTTAATTCTTTGATACCATCTCGTGGGTTCTTTTCATCAATGATGATATGGTAGAATATGCGACCATCAACATACCATCTTTTGAATAATTCATATGCTTCTGTTTGAAAGTTAAGCAAGTCAAGAATGTTGTCAAATTCTTCTCGAATTTTATTCTTGACAGGATCACCATATTGAGTGATCTTATCTAAATTGATTTGAACTACATCATCTGCGTCTGTATCGATTGCTTCATTGACGATATCATCAATAGCCATCTCAAGTTCAGGTTGTAGTGAAATTTCTCTGTATTTTGCGACTAGTTCTGCTTCTGTTCTAGCAGTGCCGTCAAGATCAATATAGGTGCCATAAGCGCCACCTGCCGCAACAATAACCGCACCATCATCCTTGATCTCGGGGGCAAAGGATTCGGACGGTTCTTCATTCTTACGTTTGATCTCAAAACCAAAAAGTTGAACCATAATTTATTTTCCTTAAAAAAAGAGAGTCATCTTTATTTATGATGACTCTCTTCTAGGTATTTCAAATATTAAGCAATAAGACCATCTGTTGTCGGACCTGAGACAACAAAGTAATCATATTGGAATTGAACTTGGAATTCTTCGATTTGGTCGTTAGCATTCCAATCAAGATCAATTGTAGAAACAGTTTCTGGGAATACGCCAGAAAGGCTATAAGTTCTAAGAACATCACCTTGCTTGCTAAATTGTGTAACAGTACCAACACTCTTATACAATCTTTCTTCAGGCAAGTTGCCGTCTCTTAGATTTCCTGCATGACTGTTAATTCTTTGATTCCAAACTTCAAGAGAATTTCTAACCGTGAAGTCTTCGTCATTCATAACAGTTATAGTCCAAGGATCATAAGTACGATCCCCAGCAATTTTTACTTTACGTCCAAAATATGGAATCTGAATAAGACCAAGATTAGACGCTGGGATTTGTGTAGCACGAGCCATAAACTGTAAAGTAGATAGATCGCCGACAATGCCCGGAGGCATTGTCAGGATTACCTGGAACAGTGTAGGGCGAGCGCCACCAAATCTCATAGCTCCTTTGATTTCATCAATATCGAAAGCCATTTGTTATCTCCCCCTTAGAATTTGCCGACAATTTCATCAAAGTTAACGCCAGTGCGGACAGCAATGAAGTTAAGCTGGATGAAGTTGATTGAACGAGCTGGTTTAATATAGATATCGCCCCAGAATTCATTGCGGTCAATTCTTTCAGGTGTGTTATTTGTATCATCACAGATAACTCTGAAGTCATAGATACCACGGCGACCCTTAACATCACGTAGGAACGGTTCTACTAGATTGCGGAACTGTGCTCTTGTGTATTCATCATTGAGTTCGAATAGTGAAGACTTAGCAGCGATTGCAATTGCCTTCTCGAGAACAATGAATAGACGACGAACATTGATACGGTCAAACGCTGAAGGTCTTGCAAGCAATGTCTTGTCACCATAAAGGATAACACCATTACCTGGGAAGTTAACAACAGGATTTACACCAGACTTATACAATTCATCACGGTTGCCCTTGTTTGGATTGTATGCAAGCTTAACAACATTCTTGATCTGACCACGATTGAAACCAGCAGGTGAGAACCAAGGATCACGAAGATCATCTGTTCTTACGACAGTTCCAGCAACGTCACCATTCAATGGAATCCAACGATAAGTATCATTGTATTTGTCATACTGATATTTATAACCAGAATCAAGAACAGCGTATGAAGTTGAACGAAGCGCATTACGGAATGTTCTTACATCATTCAATTCATCACCAGGATTTGCTACTACTGTTTCTTGTTTAGGTGAAACGAATACCACACAATCCTTACGGAATTCTGCAATATTGTCGATCAAGTAGTTAGCAAGACCTTCGCCAGATACGCCAAACTGTGACTTACCTGTTAGGATCAATGAAACATCAACATCTTCTGAACTTTTGAACATGTCATAAGCAAGAGCATATGTTCCTAGTGTCGCTGTTGTTTCTGTTACGCCATCAGCACCACCTGACAATGATAGATTCAATGGAGCAGTATTAATTCCTGCAATATTTGCAGCATTAGTAATGTTGTAACCTGCTCTGTGAGATGCCCACCAGATATATTGTGATGATTGATTTAGAACGTCTTTGTAGTAGATTGAACCACCTTGTTCACCTTTTGCATCAGTAGCACGTGATACGTTAGGGAAAACTTCAAGGATTTGATTCTTTGTACCAGTAATAACGCCGTCTTCATCAACAACTACAATGTGCAATTCATCATTGGATCCACCTTGATTAAATGCAAATGTTGAAGTTCCTGGAGCAGTTCCTACTCTATTGAAATATTCCCAATAACGAGTTACTGAAGTTGGTGAAATATTAGCAGAAAGCGCATAAGGAATTTCTGTTGTGATTGTGAACCCGGCACCCCACACTGTGCTGTTTGCATATGTTGTATTAGAAGCAACAGCACCTTCTGATGTAACCTTAAGATATTGATATCCAATTTCGCTATTACCGATCTGAATATAATCACCAACCTTAATTGAAGATGCGATAGATGCAGCCATTGTATTAGCGTTTGAGTTTGATGTTGCAGAAACAACAGTGATTGTCATGTTGTTGCTATTAACTACACCAGCAAATGTTGCAACAGAATCGGCATTACCTGTGATTGCTTGTGAATAAGCATTAGCAGAATCACAGACAGCAACCTTTATTGAGTTACCAAGATACCCAGGCCATTTTGCAAAGTAAAGAGCATCTGCATCAAAGCTTCCTGTTTTGATATCATAGTCATCACGGTTTTTGATCTGAGTAGATGTAATTGAACCACCCTGAGCAAATGTGATGTTTAGACGAGCGCCGGTACCTGAACCACCTGTTGGGATGTTTCCTGTAAGAACTTCAGGTTCTGCTGTATAGGAACCTGCATCATTAGTTGCTACTGACAATACACGAGTTGTAACAGTAACAGTCAAACCTGCACCAGCACCAAGTGTATTTGAAGTAGCACCTGCTGTAAGTGTTGGATTTACTGTGAAAGCACCACGATTGATAATTGAAAGTGATGCTACGTTACCAGAACCGTTTGTTGTAACAGCAGCGTTTGCTACAGTTCCTGTTCCGGTTGCAAGAGCAATGATTGTTGAGTTAGTGTAACTAGAACCTGCAGCAACAACAGTTAGTGTTCTTACTTCTGTTGTAACAACATTGACAGATGCTTTAGAATCAAATGATCCGCCTTCGATATAAAGAATATCGCCAGGAACATATGATCCTCCAGTACCAGCAACATTGACTGCAGAGGTATCTAGTGTGTAGTCATCAGATACAGCGGCACCAGCATTATAGCTGTTAGCAGCAACTGCACGAGATACGTATAATTTATTTCCATACGCTAAGAAATTTGCGGCGGTAAACCATGTTTCAAAATTGTTTGCAGTAGGTTTTCCGTACTGTTGAACCAATTCAGTTTCAGAAGTAACTAAATGTAATTCTTGAGCAGGACCCCATCTGAAAATACCAGCAAGAGCGCCTTCAGTAGTAGATACTGCAGGAACAATTGTTGTTAGATCAATTTCGGTAACATTAACGCCAGGACTTACTTGAAATGGCATCTTCTTCTCCTTTAATAATAATGAAATTTAATACTTCATTCTTATACTTGTAGTATGATTATTTATAAATTAACTAATTTAAAAGAATTCTTTCGAATTCATCCGAAGAAACAATAGAAACTATCTCTTCTGGCATCCCGTCATCATACATTCCAAATGGAGTGAGATCCTCCTCAATTTGTCTCTCGTTGTCCTCAAGTATCTTTTGTCTGATGTCTGTGTTAGAAACATCCTTGAAGTAGTTCTGAGAAACCATCCAAGCGAATAGAACAAGACACATTACCAAGTCATCGTGGTGACCTTCTTCAGCATTGTATGTTGTCCCATCAACCACATAAGTTGATAGTTGCTTGATAATCTTATAATCATTTAAGATGATTTGATTTTGTTCGATTAGCGACTTGATATTAGAACAACCAGATCTTTTTGTGACCTTTGTTGTCTTGATACCCATTCTGTTGTTGCTTCCAGCATTTCCTCCTAATACAGTTCCTTTGCGACCAGATGTTCTCGTATAAACTATATTATCATATTCAAGGTCTTGATGCAGAATATTTACTACCTGTGTTCCCGTATTAATTTCTATCAAGATCGCTGCATTGTTATAGTATCGTCCAACGTTTGCAAGAAGTGTTGGATATAGAAGTTCCTGCATCATGTTATTATCATAGGTTGCAACAACCTCATAAGGCATAACAGAACAGTCGACTATTGTAAATGCAGACGAGTCAAGCCCTAATCCCTCAGATACATCTACGGTCAATGCATAGAAATGATCTTTGATAGGTTCTTTATAAATTCTTACATCATGTAGATCTTTAACAGGATCAAACCACACAAGCTTTGAAAGCACTGCTGGGTGAATAAGTGTGTTAGATGAACCTAAAAATTCACATTCAAATTCTTGCCTGAACTGATCTCTAGATGTGTTGCGGATCATGTCATCCGCCCATGCTTGATCTCGTCCCGGAACATCTGACCAGTGAACATCAACACGGGCAAAGTTATTTTTTTGTTGTTCAGATTCAATCCAAATCTTATGAAATAGATCCATGCCGTTTGGTGTTGAGGTAATGAGAACTTTAGTTGAGGCGCCAGATGAAATTGTTGGGAACACAGATGAAAAGAATTGATCTTGCAAGTTTCTAGGAACGAAGGCAAACTCGTCAAGATAGATTAGATTGAACGAGCGACCACGAATAGCAGATGATGTTGTTGCACCTGCAAGACATTTAGAACCGTTTTCTAGTTCAATTGACTTCTTGTTCCATTCAACAATGCCTTGTTGAAGCCATTTAGGCAACCATTCGTAAGCTAACTGCATACGAGAAAGAATTTCAATTGACTGTGATTCTTTGTTTGCAAGAACAGCGCAATTAAAAGTTTCATTGAAAAGAAGTTTGTGTAGAAGATATCCAACAACCCCTGTTGTCTTACCAACCTGACGAGGCATCTTGCATACTGAATAACGATTGTTATCAAATGTCTTAAACATTCTTTTTTGATATTCGTATGGTTGAAACTGAATAAGTCCTTTATCAACATGAACAATTTTTACATAAGTTGCACAGAAATATTCAACATCACCTGCACACTTAATATACTCAGCAATCTGCTCCTTGCTAAATTCAAGTTTAATATTAGAGCGTTTTAGGTTGGCATTACCTAAGTATGCCATTGATGCTGGTTGTGTGCTCATCTTTTCATGTTTATGTTGAACGCAAGACTCGTTCTAATAAAACCTTCTTTTTCTGTTGGTGTAACGAGGTGTTGTAGCCATTGAGGAAATAACACAAGCAATCCTTCACGTGGTTCAATGCAAATTTCTAATCCGTAATAAGGATATCTATTCAAATGTTCTCCCGGATATACTTGACCTTTAATTGCAGCGGCAGGATCTAAGAAAACAATGTTTCCGGGTTTTGGTTGACCTGATGATTCTATTACAGGATTAGCATTTAGATCTTGTTTTGCAGAAAGGTGTTCACCATTTAATATTCCTGATGATGGATAATATACACCTGAAAATACTGCTTGACCTGTTCCATGAATATGAGGAGTATGATATGCATAAGGTGAGTCATTATAGTTTACCCAGAAATCGCCAATTTCTAAATATGACTCTATATTGTCTTTGAATCCTGCTTTACTTAAAGTAAATTTAGAACGATTAAAAAATAAAGATTTTAATTCTGTAAAGATATCATACTTCTGTTCTAACCCAGGAGGACTTTGCCAAACACCAACACCTGTTCTTAATTGTGATTTGCTAGTTTCTTTTTCTTCAAAAATCATATCAAGAATTTTTTTGTTTAACTCTCTAGAACTTTCTCCAAAATTGATTATACTAAAAGGCGTAGGAAATAAATCTAAATTTATATCACGCAGCATCATTTTTCACTTTCTTGCTTTATCATCTTTAGTAGTTCTGCAGATGAACCAACAAACAAGTTATTATTTGTCACCTGCTTATCAGGTGTTCTATCATCACGGGTTAATTCTTTATTGTCTTTGTTCAACTGCATAAGGTCTTTGTTTGCATCAAGCATTGTTTTCATAAGGTTTGTTGCAACCTCAAACGCTCTTGCAGACTCTGATTGCTTTGCTATGTCAATGATATCTTCTAGTGCAGACATGCCTTTTTCAATAACATCATAAGTATTGCGTCTTGCATAGTCAAAGTCATTCGTATCTATCTTAGGTCTTGCAGGAAGCAATTCAACGATCTTTGTTGGC